AACATCTACACACACACCTATACACATATATATGTACGGGGGGGAGGTAGGCAAGTACGAAAGCGTGTGAATATATTGATATAACTCCCCCACACATACTGAAAATAGAGTCGGATATGATAGTATAAGGAGATAGTAGGTGATAATTGTAATAAAATGAAAAAGAAAAGCGTACAAGGGGTTATAAATATGGTTACTAAGGGGAAGAGGGGAGGACAGAGTATGGTGGTAGGAGTTCCAACTTTACGGAGGAAGGCTAAGTACACTGTTCCTAAGACACCTAGACGTTCTGGGTTTGGTTGGGGAGGATAATATGTCATATGAATCAGCGTGGGTAAAACTGGGGCAGTCTATTGTTGATGGAAAGAAGATAGGGGAGATTACACTTAAAGGTAGACTGTATAAGTTCTCTTATACTGAAGAGGAGTTCATTGAGAGGGCTAGGAAGAGTGGTTGGGATGAGGGGTACACTATATTGGGTAAGGAAGTCTCTTTAGAGGACCTTGCTAAGAGGTACACAGCTACTCAGAGTGACTTTATTAGTGACTTTAAAAGCGATTTCTGTTTAAACAGTGGGGGGTTCGGTTCGGGTAAGTCTCTTGCTTTATATATTAAGCTGATACTTATTTGTAAGTGCTTCCCTGGGAATAGAGTATTGATGGGAAGAAAGACCCTCTCTGACATTGATAGGGCTGTTTTACCTGAGATCTTTGATCTGATGCCACCAAGTTGGTATGAGCACAGGGTAAAAGACGGGATGATTAACTTCACAAACGGGTCTCAGATCATCTTATTTGGTTTGGATGCCATGCAGTCAGGGGGTATAGCTGATATAAAGAAAGCCCAGCAGAAGCTGAAGTCTTTAAACTTGGGGGCCTACTTTATTGACCAGTTGGAGGAGGTTGAGTATGAGGTGTTTGAGGTGTTGAACTCACGTCTTCGTAGAACCGATGTGCCGTTTAGACAAGGGAACATGGACAGTAACCCTGCTAACTTCTGGGCGTATCACCAATTTAAACTACAACAGAAGTGGGGTGGTGAGGGGTGGACTGATGGGGGTCAGGGTTCTACTCTTTATGAGACCTCGATGCTCTACAATCCTCATCTTCCTGGTGACTATATTCGGAAGCAGTTGGGAATGGGGAATGATTATGTTCGGAGATTCGTTCTAGGGGAGTGGTCTACAGACCTTTTGTTGAAAGGCTCTGTGTTTAGTAAGGAAAACATAAACTGGCTACAACAAATGCAACGTCAGCCCATCTCTAACGAGGAGGGTTGTGAGATATATGAGAACCCAAGAAGCGGTCTTGATTATCGAATGGGGGTAGACCCAAGTGAGGGTGTGGTGGACCCCTCTTCCATTTCTGTCGTATCTTCTGAGGGAAGAAAGGTTGCTAAGTTCAATGCAAAGGTCCCGATTCAGGGGCTGGCCGATAAGGTGAAGTTCCTTTATTACAGATACAATAAACCCCTCATCATTCCAGAAAGCAACGCTGCAGGGACCGCCCTTATTCGGGAGATCCGAGACCTGCGTATTTATCGGAGAAAGTCGCTTGAGTATAAAACCGACATAGAAACTGAGAAACTCGGTTTCCGAACAACATCAGACTCAAAAGCTCAACTGATCGACCATTTCCAAAAATTGCTTCGCAATAAGAGGACACAAATCTTTGACAAGAAAACCATTGAAGAGATGAAGTCTTTTATGTGGAGTGACCAAGCACGACAACAAGGGGCTGGTGCAGCGAGAGGTTTCCACGATGACGACATCATGTCTACTATGCTTGCGTACTGGGAGTTTTCACCAGAAAGGGTACAACAAGTTGAGATTGCGAGAAGTGCTCCTGTGACACGAAGACGCTTCCAGTATAGTTAATGGTATAATATTCGTATATGGCAAAAATATTAGACAAACTAAAAAAAGTAGTTACAAAGAAAGTGAAGGAAGAGAAAGTGGTTGTATCAGGTTTTGATCCTGATGTACCAGAAGGTAAGCAAAGAGAATACCGATAATGGAACAAGACTATCTCAGAGAGGTTAATAAGGAGATGCAGGAATTTCGCACCCAACCAGTGCAGGTTGTTCCTGGTCTCACCTTTAACCAATACGAAACAATCAAACAAATCTTTTTCTACTACAACTCTAAGTTCGTCACCGGTGATGTGGACGACGAGGGTGACAAGAAATACTTTTTAAATATAGTGAAGAACCCTTGTAAGGTATTTAGCAAGGCTATTGATTTTGATACAAAGAACGTTCGTCTTCTAACCGCAGGAGGAGGCGACCCAATAAAGACATGGTTCATGGAACGAGACCTGAAGTACTGGATGCGTGACCAACAGTTTGGCAAGAGCCTCAACCGTATTTTTAGAGAACTCCCAATTTTAGGAACTGTAGTGTTAAAGGTTGTCGATGGGAAGCCCTACTTTGTAGACCTTCGAAACTTTGTTGTTGACCAGAGTGCAGACTCATTGAGCGAAGCAAACTACATCATAGAAAAACACAACCTCACTGTTGGACAGTTTAGAAAGATTGGAAAGCAAATGGGGTGGGCACAAGCTGATATTGACAAGACCATCGAGGAGTTCCACAACATGAAAGACACCTCACATATTCGGCTCTACGAGAGGTATGGGGAACTAGGTGTTCTTAACGAAGATGGGGCGTCAACGTATGACCACCGAAGACTATTTATAGCTGATGTTGGAGTAGATGAACTAGACAACTATGGTAGGGTTACTGTACAACACTCAGGAGTCACGCTTAGTAACGACCCATACCCAGTAGAGAAGCTCCAAAACCTTTATTGGGAATTTCATGCAGAAAAGATGCCAGGACGATGGTTGGGAATTGGAGTAGTTGAATCACTCTTTGAACCACAGGTGCGTCAGAACGAACTAGCTAACCTACAATCCAAAACCTCATACTGGGCGGCTCTTCGAGTGTTCCAAACACGTGATGGAGCCATCAACAGAAACATGATGAGTGATGTCCGAAACGGAGAGATAATCAACGTAGACTCTGAAATAACCCAGATTGATATGTCTGACCGCAATCTTGCGTTCTTCAATCAAGAGGAACAAAAGTGGATGCGAAATCGTGACGAGCTTACATTCTCATATGACGTTGTACAAGGAGAAAGACTCCCCGCAGGAACCCCATTAGGCTCTGCCCAGTTAGCGGTTTCACAAACTCTCTCATATTTTGAGGGGATTCAAGAGAATGTTGCTCTCGATATTAAAGAAATGCTTTATGCGGTTGTGATGCCACAGTTCCAAAAGGAAAACACCCTTGAGCACACCCTACGAATTGTTGGACAGGACCTCGATCAGTACATTAAGATGATTAAAAACGAGTATGTCTTCAAAGAGGTGGTCAGAATTGCTGTTGAAGACGGCAAAATCCTTACAAAACAAGAAACAGAGGCTCTTGGGCTAGGTATTGAGGCTGCAATCAAGGATGAAAAGGAAAAACTCATCACGATTCCACTTGGTTTCTACAAAAACCTTAAATATGACCTCGATATCGACATTACAGGAGAGTCGGTAGACACCAGAGTACGTTCTGCAACCCTCTTTGCAATGCTTCAGGCGATCACCGCAGACCCAACCATGACCACAGACCCAGTTAAGCGAAAGTTCCTATACACAATGGGAGAAGACGGAGGAGTAAACATGAATGATTACCTCGATGTGGCAACAGACACCCCAGAAGAAGCCATGCCAGCAGACCAAAGAAAAGGCTCTGGAGGGGGAGTTTCAGCACCAGCACTAGGACAAGGAGTTGAGGGTGCACAAACACAAACAGTATAATGACCCCTGAAAAACAAACACTCTTAAAGGAACTTGCACGCTCTGCGTATGGTGACGCTCTGCGTACCCTAATTACCGAGGCCTTAGAAGAGGTGGGTGATGTTTCGAAGTGTACATCTTGGGAAGATACAGTAGGGAGACAGAAGGCAAAGGACTTCTTAAACAAAACTTTCAGTTTTTTGAATAAAAAAGACGTTGTTGTGCCAACAAAAAACACATACACATAGCATGTGTGCTATAATTCGCTTATAGCATCCGTGCTATAATTTTATATGTTATCAGCTTACGAGTAAGCATATTCTCGTGAGGTAATCCAAGCCACAATTATGGAACCAGAAGAAGAGGTTATCGAGCCACAAGTCGAAGACAACGAAGAAGCTGTTGTCGAAGAAGTCGCCGAGGAAGAAGCCCCTGTCGTAGTCGACAAGGACGCAGAAGCTCGTCGCCAGTTGACTGCCCGTGCGAAAGCAGCAGAGGCAAAACTGAAAGCAGCAGAAGCCAAACTAGCAAAGGTTAGTGAAGGTAGCCCCGCGCTTGATGTTGAAGACTATATCGACATCAGCACATCTCTTGGCGGGCTTGATCCAGTAGAGCAAGCATACCTTGCTAAACAACATAAGTTGACTGGTGAACCAATGAAAGAGATACGCGAGAGCGAAGACTTCCAACTTTGGAACTCTGCCTACAAGCAGAAGCAAGAAGCGGAAAACGCACTCAAACCCAATGCCACTCAGGAAGTGGACGATGGGCCGAAGTCAATGTTAGACAAACTCAGAAGCGCATCAATCGAAGAGAAAGAGGCACTATTACGAGAAGCAGGTCTATACAAAGACCGAAGACCAGGACCACAACGAGTTGACATTGGGAACAAGGTATCAACCCAATAATTAAAATAAAATGACTCAAGTTATCACTAACGATGTGTCAGCAATCCAACCGGAACTGTGGAGTTCAATGGTACAAGTACCGTTGTATAAATCACTTGTTGCGATGGAAGTTGCTAACACTCGTTTGGAATCAGAACTCAAGTACGCAGATACAATCCACGTACCGAAGTTCGGAGACCTAGTAGCACAAACCTACACACCAGGAACAACTATCACAGCAACAGCACAAGACTGGAGCTTCGATACTCTTGTTGTATCAGCTTACAAGCACGTTACTTTTTACGTAGATGATCCTCGCTCACTAACTGTGAACGTAGACCAAGCTCGTGAACTGGCTACAGAAGCTGCATACCAACTTAAAGACGTTATCGACCAGCACGTATTTGCTAACATTACTGGAGCAGACGGCTTCGTAGCAGCAGATGACGCTGATATTCTTGCAGGTGGTACTAACGCTAAACCAGTATCAGCAGGTACAGCAAACATCATTCAGGTGTTCGCAGGTGCTCGTAAAGTACTACGACAGCGAAACGTAGAAGAAACAGGAGATTGGTGTGCAGTTGTTACTCCTAAGATCGCTTCTGATATTGAAATCAAGGCAGCGAACGTAGGATTCAATGTTGCAGACGCAACCCTACGAAATGGTTACGCGGGAGACTTCATGGGATTCCAAGTATATATTTCAAACAACCTACCTAGTGGTAAGATGACTGCTATTGCACCAGGTGCAGGAGGAGTTACAGCTACAGGTCTTTCAGCTACTACAGGTACATCAGTGTACTTTGGTAAGAAAGGAACAATCGACGTAGTGATGCTTGCTCAACCAGCTCTCGAAATTCGAAAGAAGGACGACATGATTGGTGCGAACTTCATCACTTGGACTGTGTACGGATCTAGTGTATTCACTAAGAACCGATCACGAGGTATCAACATGCCTATCGGAGCGAGCTTCTCATAGTCTCAATCCAAAGTTGTGTGCTGTCCTTTCCTCTCAATGGGGGACGGCACATTGAGGGCACAACTAACTTAAA